ACAGACCTAGACGAGTCGGAAGCCAGCAAATTATTGGCAACCCTCGACCCCTTATCGGCAATGGCAGAAGCCGATACCGAGACACTGAAGTTATTGCGTGAATCTGTTGATATAAACAGCCAAGCCCTTAACGATATGTTGACTGAAATTATCCAGGGGGATACATCAGGGAAATTACTTCATATTAAGGAAGGATTAACCGACCCAGATATTGTACCGAAGGCACCAGAGGTTTCTTGGATACAGCGTGGGGATTTATTTCAGTTGGGCGAACATCGGATGATGTGCGGTGACAGTACCAACGCTGCGGATGTCTCAACACTTATGGGGGGGCGCATGGCGAGCCTGATTCATGCCGACCCACCATACGGAATGAACAAAGATTTCGAGAACGACAATTTACACGCCCAGAACCTTGACCAGTTCCATATGCAATGGTGGAACGCATTGCGCCCCCATGTGGAGGACAATGCGAGCGCATATATCTGGGGCAATTCTGAAGACTTATGGCGGTTATGGTATGGAGGGGGGCTGAAAGACTCGGAGCGGTTAACGCTTAGAAATGAGATTGTCTGGGACAAGGGTGGGGGCGGGATGTCTGTGAAGACAGAGGCGGGCAGGATGTTCCAATCATCTGAACGGTGTTTGTTCTTTATGTTAGGTGAGCAGGGGTTCAATAATAACGCCGACAATTACTGGGAGGGATGGGAACCTATACGCTCCAAGCTAGAGGCCGACTGCAAGAAGATGGGTTGGGGGCCGCAGGATATTGAGAGGATATGTGGGGTTGGGATGTATTCGCATTGGTTCACGAAGTCCCAGTGGGGCTTCATCACTCAGGAGCATTACGAGAAGCTGCAACAGGCAGCAGCGAACCATGACGCCTTCCAGCGTGACCATGACGCCTTCCAGCGTGACTATGACGACCTCCAGCGTGAGTTCTATGCAACCCGTGCTTATTTCGACAATGCCCACGAAGCGATGACAGATGTTTGGATGTATGTGCCTATTGACGATATATGGAAATATCCCAGAGTATCGGGGATGGATAGGCACGGACACGCAACACCGAAGCCAGTGAAGATGCTTGGCAGAATAGCCAAGTCGTCCTGTACTGTGGGGGGTCTTATTGTAGACCCGTTCTCAGGAACAGGAACCACGATAATGGCTTCAGAGCAATTTAATCGGTGCTGCTATGCGATGGACATTGAGCCGAAGTATGTCCAGGTCACAATTGAGCGTTGGGAAAACTATACAGGGCAGAAAGCCAGCAAGATATAGGGGCAGGAAATGAAAATCCGCAATCGTATTACTGAGCTAAGATATGTGCGGGCTTCTACACTGATTCCAAATACTAGGAATTGGAGGCGACACCCAGCGGCTCAAGCGGATGCCTTACGGGGTGCGCTGGCTGAGATAGGCTACGCCGATGCCTTGATAGCATACGAGACAGGGGAAGGATTGGTGTTAATTGACGGGCATCTACGGGCCGAGACAACCCCTGATATGGAAGTTCCTGTGCTGGTCACTGACCTGGATGAAGTGGAGGCGAACAAACTCCTGATGACCCTTGACCCGTTGGCTGCAATGGCGAGTGCTGACACGGCCACCTTCGATGCGTTGCGGCAGATGACCACGGTAGATAGTGATGCCTTGCAGGAGATGCTGGACGCTATCACGGGGGGGAACCTCAAGTCCTTGGAGGCTATGCAGAAGCCCAAGGTCGGGTTGACCGACCCAGACGAAGTGCCTCCAGAGCCAGATGAGCCGTGGGTGCAGTTGGGCGACCTGTTCCAGTTGGGGGGGCATAGGATACTGTGTGGGGACAGTACGCAGATTGTATGCGTGGTAAGACTTATGGGGGGGATGGTGGCATCGTCTGCCATATATGATGCAGAATGGGATGATGCACCGACTCTCGACTTGCCTGACGACAGGTTGGTCTTCACAGATGGGATGCGATGTAGTGATGCAATAACAATGCACGGTTTGCCACGATGGGTATTCGTATGGGACTGCGTAACGTCTTGGTATGTTGCTGGGCAACCATTGAGGAGGATGAAGATAGCGTTGTGGTATGGGCGACAGCCCTATAATCCAGATGGCTCGCATTATGGGGAACCAGGGAGTAGGAAGGTCGTGACTAATACGCGAGGCACATACTTATATGAGCCAGACCAGAGAGGGAAGCATTTATCTGATATATTCCAGCGTCCCATTACCAGAGAACATTCTGATGGCGCATCACACGCAAAGCCTGTTGAATGGCTTGCCATGCTCATCGGTAATTGTCTCCCAGGTGGCGTGGTATTCGACCCATTCCTTGGTTCTGGCACGACGCTCATTGCTTGCGAGAAGTTAGACCGCATCTGTTATGGCATGGAGATAGAACCACGCTATGTACAGGTGGCGATTGAACGGTGGGAGAATTACACGGGGCAGAAGGCGGTCAAGCTATGACACAAGTCGGACATAGTGGAGCCACCCTGTTATCAGCCCGTGAATGGTGGCAGGATGTTGAGGGTTCTTGGGGCTTGTTGCCACACCAGCAACCGCCTGACGGGACATGGGATGTCTGGCTCCTTCTGGGGGGACGGGGTTCTGGTAAGACTATGGCAGGGACACAATACGTTCTGGCGCATCTCAGGGAGCAGGGGCGCAAGGCACGGGTGGGAGTAGGTGCGCCCACTATCGCAGATGCACGGGATGTCTGTGCTGAAGGTGTTACTGGCTTGATTAGTCTAGCCCCAGAGGAGTTCAGGTATAACCGTTCCATCGGGGAGGCCCATCATCGGGACGGGGGATATGTGAAGTTCCTCGGCTCTGAGGAACCAAACCGCTGGAACGGGCCTCAGTGGTCACTCCTCTGGGCCGACGAGTTGGCCCTGTGGAACGAATCAAGCTGGCATCAGGCCCAGTTCGGTTTGCGGCTGGGGGAGCATCCACGGGCCATTGCTACCACTACCCCGAAGAATCGACAGTTTGTACGCACCCTCTCAGAACTGGATTCCACAGTCACCGTCAGGGCCACGACCTACGATAACCCCACGCTGTCTGCATCTGTTACGGAGAGGTTAACCACGCAGTATGGAGGCACGAGGATAGGTAGACAGGAGATACTTGCCGAGTGGCTGGATGATGTGCCAGGTGCGTTGTGGCAATGGGAGATGATACGGGTCAAGCCGCAGGAAGAAGTACCAGAGATGGAGCGCATCGTGGTGGCAATAGACCCTGCGGTAACAGCCAAGGAGGACTCAGACGAGACAGGGATCGTGGTGGTGGGACGAGCCGCAGGGGACGAGTATTATGTGCTGGCTGATTACAGTGGCAAGTACACCCCAGATGCTTGGGCTGAGAAGGCCATCACGGTCTACGAGATACACCATGCAGACAGGATCATTGCCGAGGTGAACAACGGTGGGGATATGGTTGGCTATACCCTGCGGACTATTCTCCCGTCAGCACCGTTCACCGCTGTCCATGCCAGCAGGGGAAAACGCATCAGGGCCGAGCCGATAGCTGCCCTGTATGAGCAGGGCAAGGTCTATCATGTGGGGGCGTTACCCTACCTGGAGGAGCAGTTGGTGTCGTGGACACCCGACAACTCTGGAAGCCCAGACAGGCTAGATGCTCTTGTTTGGGGACTAACTGAATTGAGCCAGAGGGGAAAGCCAAATATAAGGTGGATCAACGGATGAAAATGCCGTGGAGGTTGGTAGAACTGCCAAGGACAATATTGCTCGCAGCCGTGGTAGAGGCTGTTGGGCTGCTCCTGATATTGGCTGGCCTGTGGATTATGCACCCCATAGCAGGTATCATCGGCGCAGGGTTATTCTTTATTCTCATCGCCCAGGGTATGCAAAGAGGAGGTGACGCATGACACTCATCAAGAGAGGGATAGATGCGCTGCTCAAACAGAATGTACAACGCCCACCGATGGCTATGGCATCGGGAGGGAACCTGTCGGGACTTGGCGTGGGTGGAGGTGTACCGAACCAACTCTCCCAGATGCAAGCCATGACCCAGACCTCATGGCTCTTTGCTGTGGTGGACAGGATAGCGGCATCAACCGCTGCCGTGTCGTGGAGCCTCTATCGGCGCATGCCGAATAATGAGCAGCAGGAAGTGCTACAGCATCCTATTATAGATTTGTGGGGATCGGTCAACCCGTTCTATACGAGGCATGAGTTTATCGAGACATCTGTGCAGCACTTTGAACTGACGGGCGAGATATGGTGGTTGATAGTTCGCAACGCTGGCGGCAGACCCGTGGAACTGTGGCCTATACGCCCAGACAGGATTCGCCCAGTGCCGCACGTTTCGGAGTTTGTCGCAGGGTACATTTACAGCATCGGAACCATGCAGATACCTCTCCAGAGGAAGGATGTCATCTTCATCAGGCGACCCAGCCCCGTAGACCCTTATCGTGGTATCGGAACTGTGCAATCCTTGTTAATGGACTTGGGTGCGGAACAGATGGCAGCGCAATGGACACGCAACTTCTTCTCCAACGGGGCCATGCCTGGGGGCATCCTCCAGTTCGATGAGGGAATGAGTGATGCGGACTTTGAACGGTTAGTGACCCGATGGGGTGAGCAACACCAGGGGGTTGCTAACGCTCACAGGGTAGCGGTGCTGGAGAGGGGGAAGTGGGTTGATAGGAAATTCAGCCAACGGGATATGCAGATGGAGCAACTACGCAAATTAAACAGAGACATTATCCTTGGGGCATTTGGTATCCCTGCCTCTGTTATGGGAGTGACGGAGAGCGTAAACAGGGCCAACGCCGAGGCAGGGGATGTGATGTTTGGGCGGTGGATATTGAAGCCCCTGTTGGAGCGTATCAAACAGGCGGTCAATGAACGTCTAGTCCACAGCATGGATAGAACCCTGATGCTGGACTATGCCGACCCCAGACCTGAAAACCGTGAACTACATCTAAGGATTGCTGACACGGGTTTCAAGGGTGGGTTCCTAACCCGTAACGAGAGCCGTGCCTTGCTGGGTTACGGCGAAGCTGCCGATGGGGGGGATGAGTTCATGGCCCCATCCGCAGCACCTGTGGCCTTTGCCCTAGAGGATATGATGCAGAAAGCGGCGAGCGATGTGCATCCTCAGGAAGTGAATGAGGAGGAGGATTCTATGGAGGCCCGATGGGTCAGACGGTTCCGCAATGAACGGGATAACCTAGTCGCCTATCTGGAGGAACTGGCATGATTGTCACCAAGTTAGACGTTGCCGATGTGGACGGGTTTGACTGGAACTGGGAAGCCAAGTACCTGGACGAGTTTGTCGAAGAACTGACCAGAGCCTATGCAGCGTCGTTTGTGGCCGAGTTCCCTGCTGGGCCGATGGGCATAGTGCAGCGAGAGGCCGAGGAGTATGCAAGGACACGGGGGGCCGAGCAAATCCTTAACATCACCAATACCACCAGGGACAGGGTGCGTGAGGTGGTGGGCAATGCCCTACGGGATGGGCAGTCAGTCGGGTCAATCGTCAGAGAGATTAAGGTGCTGGATGCCCTGAGTCCTGCAAGGGCTATGGTCATCGCCCGTACCGAAACAGCGACGGCACTGGGGCAGGGGGCGTTTAAGGCAGCGGAGCATCAGGGCAGAGACGAGAAACGATGGGTCACGCAGGGGGATGATGGGGTTTCTGACTTTTGTTCACTCAATGAGGGCAAGGGGTGGATTCCGATAGGCGACCCGTTTCCTTCTGGGGTTGATACGATACCCCAGCACCAGAACTGCCGCTGCAATGTGCGGTACAGGACGAGCGAACTAGGTGCTGATGTGGAGATACCTTTTGCTGGAATACGCCCAGAGGATAGGGCATACAGCCCAGCCATCCTACAGGACTTCCGTTGCTCTGGCTGTAAGCGGTTACTGGGTCGAGATGTCCACACAGGAACCCGTATACACTGTCGGCATTGCAAGGAGGAGAGGACAGCTTGACAGGCTTTTAACGGGGTGCTATCTTGTTTCAAACTGAATAGACCCAGAGGCCCATTTGAGGCCCATTTGAGCGGCAAGACTGCCTAGCTTAGATGGGCTTTTTGTATTATATACGATGCCATTCGCAAACGAACATAGTTGCCGACTTGAGTCACCCGATGGGTATGACAGGATTCGCCGTGAGAATAACTGGAAGCAGCATGACGGGAAAAGGATAGATGCGCTCTGGGGGATCACGGGGGACAGTGCAGAGTTACAGGCTATGCGTTACCCGAAAGACCAGTGGCAGGCAGGCGATGCCAGACGGCATTGAACAGACCACGAAGGGCGGCAGTTTGAGCCAGCCTCGGCCCCAGAGATAAGGAGTGACAGGATGACCCACATCGTAAAGTTTGTGCGCCCCACAGCACTCAAGTTACTGAATGAGCAAGAAGGGTTAATCAGTGCTGTTGTGTCCACAGAGGACGTAGACAGGGATGGGGATATTGTGCGTCAAAACGGTTGGGACTTAACCCACTTCTCCACTCACCCCATCCTCCTATCGAGCCATAATTACCGTGGCCTCACGAACCAGATTGGCGAGTGGACGCAGATGAAGGTCGAGGGGACAGAACTGGTAGGTGAGGCGAAATACTATATCGGAGAGGGCAACGAAGAGGCCGATTGGGGATTCAAACTTGCCTCTAAGGGCAGGGCTGCTTTCTCTGTTGGCTTTGTCCCTGATATG